TGTTTCGAATTGCCTTTAGTGAATACATTATAGAAAACAAAACATACGGCTTTGCCAAACAGCACCTTGAAGAAGGATTTAAATGAAAACACGATTGAGAAAACTGGTAAGACAGCACAATTGGCAAGTGGTTGAAGTGTCTCGAACTAACTTATATAAACTGTTTGAAAGCAATGGCGGCGAATGGGGCGACATGGCACAGTACAAAGAAGTGCGGGCTTGGTGTGCCAAAACATTCCCTAAAGGATCTTGGGAAGCTAGCCTAGGCAGATACGGCAAGAAGTTCGTGTTCAAAGAAGATAAACATGCAATGCTATTCAAGCTCAAGTGGTCATGAGAAATAAAACAATTACAGTTGATATTGAAACATGGATACCGGGTGTGTTAAGCAACACTACTGGTGGTATACATCCAGGCGAAATGACTTTATATACTGCGGGTCGTCAAACAGGTAAAAGTACATATAGTCAATATGTTAAACAATGGCACAACATTATGAGTAAACCACCTACAATTCGTTGGCAACAACTACCTGGACGCAAGCTCAAAGCCTATGCTGAAATTGGGCCTAGAGGATTTGAGCGAGGTCTGCGAGACGGCGACTTGGACGAGATACAGAATTGGATTTGGACCAACATACCCAGCACCAAACGATTGGCATTTGATCTGTGGTTGTTTAAAGAAGACAAACATGTTACAATGTTCCTATTACGGTGGAGTTCCTAATGATTTTAAAAACATGTGAAGTAGGTATGTTTAGACTTCCGGGCATTATTATTGAAGATGATGAAGTTGAAAATGCAGCACCTGTTTCTGAAGAACAATTAAAAGAAATGGAAGATTGGTGCAACAGTGAATTTGGTACTGGAATGCGTATGACTGATCGACTGTTTAGTTTTCGTAAAGAAAGCCAACGATCTTGGTTCATACTCCGTTGGAGCGGCGATCAAGGATGAGAACAATATACTTAGGCGACTTGCCGCAACGAAGCAAAGGCCCTACATGGGCGCCTGTACAGTGGCTTGAAAAACACTACGGTCCAGCAGGTGACAGGTGGATGCTGAGAGATTTAGCCTACATCGATTTTAGAAAAGACAGAGACGCAGATCTCTTTTTATTACAATGGAGTTAATATGATCAAAGGAATAACAGGCGGAAGATATATTACAGTTAGTGGCGGAACATCGCCTGATCCTTATATTAGCCCAGGTGCAATGGGTGCAGGCATGATTCGTTATAATTCCAATATGAACTGCATGGAAGTCAACGATGGCAATTCATGGAGACAGTTAGGTATGAACTATGCCAACCTTGAACTAACTCCAGATGCACAGGCTATCTTAGATTGGGCAAAGAAAAAAATGTATGAGGAACAACAACTAGATGAGCTATGCGAAAAATACCCAGGACTCGGCAAAGCTAGAGACAATTTCGAAACCTTCAAGAGATTGGTCCAATCTTCGGAAAACTTATCCGAATCAGTTCAATCTAGTCCATAATACGGTAGTGGAAGTTAAGACTGTTGTAGTACATCGTTTTACAATGGGCGATGTTGAAGATCCTGATATTTACGCAGCTGAGCCGTTGTGGAAATGGCAGCAAAGTGAGATGGGTCAGTGGGTCATGAATCATGCAGTAGATCAACCCGAATGGCGCAGGAATATTCATCCTGGCAACTATCATGTGGAATATGTTATTGTAGCTAAACTAACAGACAAAGACTACACTTATTGGGCGTTGAAATGGGGAACATAAATGTTGCCAAACTGGTCAGTGAATATCTAAGTCAGTTTCACGGACATTATAAAGTTCTACGACACTTTGATGATGAAGAGGAACTGTTGGCATGGCTTGAAACAACCGGATCTCAATACCGAGATTGGGGATACTACAAAGGGCATCCAACTGATCCGCACTGTGCTGTTCATATTAAAGACAGTAAATGGTGTGTGCTATTTGAGCTTCGTTGGGCACATGTAATCATAGGCACTATTGACAATCATCATCATTTACTATAAAATAAATATATGAAAGATACTATGCAACAAGTTAAAATTGAATCAATATGGTCTGCGATTGATAGAACGTTTAAAGTTACGGATAGAAAAATAACACCTACTGGCGTTTGGATTTTTTATGAAAACATAACAACCAAACAAAAATACAGTTGTTTAGAAGATGCATTTTTAAGTCGATTTTCAATTGATCTAACAGGAAAATAAAATGGAATTATTTTTAGACTCGGTGATTTTGTTCTTTGTACCAGGCCTTGTAATCGGATGGTTATTAAATGTTAGAGCAGTTGCTAGAAAAATACTGAAAGATCCAGACAAGATGATCAAAATGATTGAACAATATAAACAATCAAAAGCAGCATTGGATGAGATCGAAGATGAAAACCTAACAGAGCTTACTGTAGAAAAACATGCTGATGTAATCTATCTGTTTAGAAGTGATACACACGAATTTCTTGCTCAAGCCACTACCTTACAAGAGGCATTGGACTTGGTAAGTAAAAGATTTCCAAATAAAAATTTTAAAGGAACGCTGTCTAAAGAACAAGCTGAGGAATTGGGCATACATAGTTAATTGTATCTTGCCGTTATTCTTGACCTTTGCCTTTGTATAGCTTATACTTATAGAACGTTAGCAACTAAAGCTAACACTAACAAGGAAACTTAAAATGATTAAACAATTCAACCCAGAAACAAAAACTTTCAAACTTTTCAACGCATTGTACAATGGCGAAGTAGTTACGCCTGCACAAGCAGAAAAGCGTTTTGGTATTAAGAATATCAGCGCAGAAGTTAGCCGCATCCGTCAAAACGGTTATGCAGTTTATGCCAACAGCCGTAAGGCAGGTAACGGTGTTCAGGTAACTGAGTATGTTATCGGCAAGCCAAGCCGCAAGGTTGTTGCTGCTGGTTACAAGGCATTGGCTGCTGGCCTAGTCTAAGTCTAGTTTGCTAGGGTAAAAGGACTATTTTTATAGTCCTTTTTTTGTGGCTATAAATATCATGAGAGGTTTATATGAATATTTTAGTAACCGGATGTAATGGGTTCATTGGGCACAACATGATGGCATGGTTGCACAGTCAAAATAATTCAGTTGATGGGTTTGATTGGGGAGACAGTTTTCCCGACGTTAAAAAGTACGACTGGGTAGTACATTTAGGTGCAATCGCTGACATGACCGAGACTAATGTAGATAAGGTATTGCATCAGAATTTAGAATTCAGCCAAAAGTTATTTTTAGAATGCCAACATAATGGTGTTAATTTTCAGTATGCTAGTTCTAGCAGTGTATATGGAAATTCTAAAGACCAATCCGAGTATGCACCGTGTTACCCTCAAACTCCATACGCATGGAGCAAATATCTGTTTGATCGTTGGGTATTTCAACAACGCCATACAGCGTTTGTACAAGGATTTCGATATTTTAATGTATATGGCAAATGGATGCATCTTCGGGGCAATCGAGCCAATGCAATACACAAGTGGCGAACACAGGCCCGTAAAGAAGGATTTATCGAAGTTTGGGAAAATGCAGAACATGTTTATAGAGACTGGACATGGGTAGGAGATGTATGTAGATTACATACTGACTTCATGGACACAGTCAAGGGCAGCGGAATCTGGAATTGCGGCGCCGGACTTGCACACAGTTTCTTAGATATTGCGGAATCTATTGCAGAACAAGAGGGTGTTGAAATCAAAACAATACCGATGCCAGATACAGAACTTCCAAGATTTAGGCAAAAGACATGTGCTGACCTTAAACACTTGAAAGAAACTGTAGGAAAACGCCCTTGGCTGAATGTATATGAGTGGCTGGACTTAGAAAGCTAATAAATACATATATGAAAGTCAGCGAAATAATCACCGAAAAAGCCAGTAGAAGTTTATGTTTAAGTACTAAACCAAACAGTGAGCTAGGCGCCAGTAACTTGGCAAGTTGTAAGAGTCAGGGTCTCCGTGCTCGAGAAGGAAACAAAAGCCATAAGATGGGCAAAAGTCCTAAGAGTCGTATGGTCATGGGCGGACACAAGGTCAAGGGCAAGAAATACGGCGGTAAGATACCTGATTGGGGCACAAGGAAAGGTCAATGAGATTTAACGAATTTAAAAATGTTATAGAAAATATTAATCTAGGACCTGCGAATGCTACTCCTGGAGCACCTGTTGCTAAAGCTAAACCTGAAAGTGAAGGAGATAAAACTAACCCGTTATTTGATCCTAAGGTATTAGAGCTACAGAAAGAACTTAAAGTAAAAGGTGCTGACTTGGGAAGTTACGGTCCTAACAAAGATGGTCTTGACGGTGTTATGGGTCCTAAAACTAGAGCAGCTTCTGCTCTACATCCAGACATTGCTGCCAAGTATAAGACAGAATTAGATAAACCTAATCCTTCCAGTGCTGCCAATATCGACACCAGTACAATTCAAGACCCAGACTTCAATACAAAATTAAAAAAGATTGCAAGCGAGTTAGGAGTAGCAAGCTCGGACTTAATTGCTATCATGAAGCAAGAGTCAGGAGTTAATCCTAAAGCAGTTAATAAGATGAGTGGAGCAACAGGACTAATTCAATTTATGCCTGCTACTGCTCGTAATCTAGGAACTACTACAGACGAGTTAGCAGCAATGAGTGCAGTTGAGCAACTTGACTATGTTTACAAATATTTCAAGAGTGTAGGCGTAAAATCAGGAATGCAGTTGGGTGATTTATATATGGCAGTGTTTATGCCTGCACATGTTGGAAAACCTGATAATACTGTACTAGGACAATATGGCGCTTCGGGATTCTCTGGTAAGGTGTACGATCAGAATAGAGGATTAGATAAAAACAAAGACGGACTCATCACCATTGCTGATGTTAAGACCTCTGTACAAAGATTTGCATAATATGAATTTATCAGGAAAGTTATTAATTTCCCCTCCAAAAGTTAGAGGAAACTTTTGGCAAAAAACTGTGATTTTTCTAACGGAAAATCACAGAAGAGGAAGCGTCGGACTTGTATTAAACAAACGTAGTCAGATGAGCATAACAGAATTTGCAAGTCAAAATAATGTTATATTAGACATACCAGGATTTGTACATGTCGGTGGTCCAGTTAATGTCAAGGCATTGACAATGTTACATACTAATGAATGGGCATGTAATAACACTATGCAAATCAATAATGAATTTAGTCTCAGCTCATCAGATGAGTTATTGTCTAACTTGGCAATGGGAAATTGTCCTAGACAGTGGAGATTGTTTGTTGGATTATGCGGATGGACAGCGGGACAGTTAGAAAATGAAATTCAAGGTAACCCTCCTTATGATCATGACTCTAGTTGGATAACAGCCACAGCTACACAAGAAATGGTGTTCAGTCTAGATCAACAAACACAATGGACGCAATCAATTGAACACGCCGGCTCGGAGTTTGCTCAAAACATCCTATTCTAATAGTGTGCTGTGCTCGGCACCTTTTGAAGGCTTACTTGTAGA